AGAAAGTCGGCCGAGCAGTGAAGCCACCAGCAGTCACCTGTCCCGGCACGAGTGCTGGTGCAAACTGCGGCTGATTAGGCAGGAATGCATTCGGTTGTGTTGTGCCGCTACCGAATGCGTTGATCGTGTCCTTGATCCCGCTTGTCAGGTTAGGGATTTGTTGACCGAGGCTGTTCAACTCGCGTGATGTTGAGTTGGTGTCGGGTGTTGGCACCGCACCGGTTGCGCCACCGGCAAGTTGTGTCGCATCATTCGCATTCCTTCCTGCCGCCGCAATGCCCTGCACGCCGAGTGCTGCACGCTGCGCGGCGATGTTCGCCATCGTCTTGTTCGTGTCATCGGTCGAGATGGTTGGGAAGTTGAATGACGGGTTGGCGTTGGCAGATGCCGTCGTGTATGCACCACCGAGCGTCGCGAGGTTGCGGGAGTTGATGTCCGCTGCACCCGACATGCCCTGGATGGTGCTGTCGATTGCATTCTTGCGCAGGTCTGCTGCTGACTGGCGACCGACATCGGCAATGATCTGCCCACCTGCGGTCTTCTGCCGCGCAGCCTGCATCAGCGCCTCTTGAATGATGGGCTTGTATGCATCATTCGTCGCGATTGCACCACGCTGTTGCAGAAGATTGCCAAGATCGGTGCCGCTGATCGGCTGGTAATTCTCGAACCGGCGCCGCATCTGATCAGCAACAGGCACAGTCTGCAATGCACGCTTCGCGGACTCCTGATTGGCGAACCGCGCCATCTGTTGATCGGTTGTGTTGCGCTTGATCATCGCGTCGAGCGCAGTCGTGCGTGCAGCTTGCGGCTGTGGACCGAGTGTGGACACAAAGGTGTTCGTCGCTGGATCGAAGCGAACCGAACTGCCCTCATTGTCGGTGAACCCTGCACGCGACTGCTGGATCATCAGCGCATTGAGTGCTTGCTGATACGCTTCGTTGTTGCGTGCATCCTGCAACTGTGCAAGCTGTATGCCGAGCTTCGTGTCGGCACCGCGATTGTTTGCACTTAGTGTGCCGGCGATGCCGGTCCCGGCTGATGCGAGTGAGCCAACTGCCCCTGCAATGAGTGCTGCTGTTGCGACCATGTGTTAGTGCTCCAAACACGCCTTGCTATACATCGTCTCGAACGGTTCGTAGCCGAGCTTGGGGAACAATGGCTCAGTGTTGTAGATGTGCCGGAACCCGTGCAGCACACGCTCGCACTTGCGATCACGAAGCATCGGTTCGGCTGTTGCCATCAGGCTGCGTGCAACACCCATGCTTCGAAACGATGGACTTACGGCCAACGTGTTGCACACCGCCCAGATCGTCGGCTTGTATTGCGGGTGTGGCGCGATGATGTAGAGCACGAACCCGGCAAGCTGCGATCCGTTACGAGCAGTGACAAGGAGTAGCATGTGCTGGTGATCGAGTGCAAGGTAGTGCGGCCAGTTGAATGCAAGCGGTGGCACGCCCTCATGTGCATTCGTCTTCTCATAGTAGTCATGCATGAGTGCATCACATTCCATGTAGCACTCAACCAACGACTCAACTTGGAAATCAATTGACATCAGAACGCGCCTTGCGAGCCAAGTCCGCGATTGGCTGCATTGCGTTTGGCTTGTTCGGCAAGTGCTGCTGTTGGATCGGATGGATCACCACCGAATGCGCCTGTCGGTCCACCGGGTGTTGCCGGTGTTTGCGTCGGGCCACTCGCCTGACCACCGGCTGTGAGCAAGTCGTTGAGATCGACAAACTTCGTCTGTCCGACTTGGTTGCGAATGTCGCCACCGAGCGATCCCAACTCACGTGTGATCGTGTCGTCGGCCTGCCGCCGGATGCTTGTCGGGTCGAACGATCCGAACTGATCCGGTGTTAGTGCACTAATGGTGTTGCGTCCCCCGGTGATCAGATCATCGATGGACTTGCGATCCGTTGTCAGTTGGCTGTTTGCCAATCCACGAACAGTTGCCTCCGCACCCTTGCGCTTCGTGCCGAGCAAGTCGGTCGCAGCAGCAAACCCGCCCGGTGACAACTGACCGCGATCACGTGCGAATTGCAGCGACGACGACACCGGGTTGAACTGCTCATTCAGGATGTCGTTCACGATTGGATCGGTCGATGCTGACGTGATGCGATCAGCCGAGAACGTTGGCGAGAACAGATTGTTGAGCGACGCCGTGAGATTGGTGCGTCCAGTGTTGGTGATGTCATTCAGTATCGTTTGACCGAGGTTGGGATCGAACGCTGCACTCGGGTTGGGATCGAGGTCAGCAATCCCGCCCGTCGATGTGGTAATAGCATTGTTGATGAGATCGGTGAACTGATCAGGTCTCAGTCCTCGACTTGTGAGGAATTGAGTTGCGTTGGTTCGTGCGTTGTTCGCTGCTGTGTCTCGCCGTCCGATGAAGGCGTTCTCTGCATCGATCTTGTCTTGAGCCGCCTTTGCTGCCGCAGCATCGCTAGTCGCTTTTTCCGTCGCTTGACGTTGGGCGATCTCTTCATTGAGTTGGTCCTGTGCAGACTTCTGTCCAGGTTGCAGCCCCATGTAGCCAGTGAGCAGTGGATTGGTCTCTTGCACGAACGTCTTGCCGTTGACTGGATCAGTCAAGATGATCGGCCGCGACTGAAATCGTGACGAGTCCTCACCACCACCTTTGCGCACTGCTGCGAACGCAAGGTGCGCAACTTGTCCACCCTCAGTCCACATAACGCTTCACCCCTCGCTCATGGCTGTAAAGTGCGCCATAGTTGCGGAACCCGCACCGGATGTAGATTGCTCGTGCTGCTTCGCCATCGACTGACGCGATGTCACCAGACTGCACCATGATGCAATCGTGAACCAAGTAGCACCAGGACATGAAGTCCTTGACAAGTCGCATCGCGATGGCTCCGCGAAACCGCGTGCCTGCTCGCACGTAGAGAGCATGCTCCACGCCGATCTTGTGTTGCCCGAACAGTGCGAACTGCACATTGCCCACCATCACGCCCACATACTCAGTGTCGTTGACATCACGCGCCAAACGCCCCCACCAACCGGGCTCGTGCATGTGATGTGCAGTGACGGCACGGTTGTAACTCTCATCGAACTCGTAGCATGACATTGCTCCCAAGCCGTGCAGTTCTTTGAAGATGGCGCATGCGTAGGCCATGTTCTGTTCGTTGACCGGCTCAAGCCGGATATGTGTTGGCATGCTAACATCACGGACCAGCTTCAAGTGCAGCAACTCGTGCAGTCAATGCAGTGATCATGGTGTTGAGTTCGATGACCGAGTTCACCAGCGCATACATGACAGCCGTGGGATCGACAACACGGATGTCGGTCTGCAACACGCCATCGATGTAGCCAGTCGTCTGCTTCACCAACTCAGGCATGTATGGTTCGCACTCCTGCGCGACCAGTCCGATGAATTGCGTCGTTGTGTCAGGATGCACGACTGGCCCAACGCTACCATCCTCGGCAACGTAGTTGTCGTTGCCCTTGTAGGTGAACATCTGCGGCGTCATCTCAAGCATCTGCGCAAGTCCAGCAGGATACGGCCCGATGATGTTCTTGATCCGTGCGTCTGATCGATCAACCCACTGACCTGCACCTGCCTTGGCAGCAGTTGCGCCAAGTATGTTGAGGCTGCCTTGCTGATCGAGTTGGAGTTGTATTCCTGTTGCCGACGAAGCAGTGCCAATACCTGTGTCTTGTCCAGCAGTCTGCGCCAACGTGCCGATGATGATCTGTATGCCGTAGTTCGTCGCGTTGCCGATCGGCTTCGTTGCCTTGATGCGATACGCAGGCACACCCGTCGTGATGTAACGGATTGCATTCGGTGCGGTCACATACGCGTTGCCGTAGAAGTCGCCATTCGTCGATGAGATGAAGTCTGCGAACAACGAACCGTTGAGTGCATTCGGTGCAGCAGGCACAGTCTGATCACCGATGACCAATGTGCCCTTCACACCATTCGTGCCACCGACTGTGTTGATCCGTCCACCGTCGGCAGGAACAACCGGCACCCATGCTGCATTGCGCCGACCATACGCAGTCGTTGTGTTGACTGGTGCATCAGTCAATCCACTCGGTGTTGGTTGCGTCACCCACACGGTGCCATTCCACACACGGAATGCGTTGACCGTTGGCGTCGTGTTGAAGTAGAGATCGCCAACTGTGCGCGCACCGCCAAGTGGATCGGCTACCGGATCGGTTGCAAACGCTCCGTAGTAGATTTGCCTGAACCCATTGAGTTGGCTCGTTGCAGCAGTCGCACTTGTTGCTGCCTGTGTCGCGCTTGCCTGCGCAGCAGTCGCACTTGCAGCAGCAGCATTCGCAGCAGCATTGCCTGGCGTGGTGATTGCACCCCAGAACGTGGGATGTGCAGTGCGATCAGCTGCCATTGTGCCCGACACTGCGGACGTGTGTGCAACTGCACACGCGAAGAAGTTGCCTGTCTCGAACTCCATCACCGATTGGCCGACCGCATACGCGTGTGCGTTCGTCCAGGTGCCGACGAAGTTCGGCACGTTCATGAACTGACGAATGAAACCATCGAGCGTGTCGAGGTTTGCATTCATGTTGTCGTCCCAGCCGACCTCATTCGTCGCGGGCTTGTAGAGTTTGAGGAATTGCGTGAGTGTTGCCACTATGCCCTCCTGACGGAGCCGCGCGTGTAGAGGATCGAGATGCTGACGAACCGCAATGGTTTCTTCGTCTCACCAGTGAAGCGTAGCTTCAACAAGTTGCACTTCATTGGAAAAGCATACAATCGTTCCTCGTTGGTCGAGCGACCGACATTACTACCACCATACGCTTGCCCATAGCCATCAAGCCCATAGCCCACGACACTCCCGCCGTCGAAGTCCATTGACAGCAGCGGCGTGTCAACAATTCCTGTCTCGTCAACTCGGACGTTGTCTGCATAAGCATTGGCTGTGTAGTCGCCAGTGCCCTGGGTATCCGTATGCAGATACTTAATGGTTTTCGAATTGAGCCGTCGATCAAAGTCCGCCCAAGGCAACTCCCAATCAAAAGCCACAGGCACACCAGACAGATCGGCAGCAGCAGTGGGATCACCCATGAGGTCCGCATTGTTCACCGTGTCGTCAAATTCGTAACTGTATAATTTGTTCTCACGTGCAAAGATCACGTTCTTCAATTCAGTGCGGCACGCACACGACCAGTTCCAGCCGCGCAGCCTTGCCCACGCAGTGACCGACAGTTGGGGGATGTTGGTGTAACTGAAGCACAACGTCTCGGTCGGCACACCCGACGCATTCATCACCGGGATGAACAGCATGTAGCGTGAGTTGCGCAGATCGTAGATGGCGAACACGAACTGCTGGATTTGGTTGGCCGAGAGTGCGGTCAGAGCACGAGTGATGAGCACATCCACGAGATAAGAGACACGGTGTGGGCGCAGTGTGTTGAGTAGGGATACCCGAGAGAGTGTGTCAACACCGATGTTGTCACAGAAATAAGTATCATCGCCAACATTGACTAACGAGCGATGTGTCAAGCATCCGCTCTCCCCGATGAACCCGTCATCACTCGGTGTGTGCACCTGCGCCGTGCCCGTGGTGGTGTAGATGCCGAGTGTCATCGGCAACACACCACGTTCGAACGTGACGATCAGCTTGTCTCGGTATGAGACAAGTCCCGTGATCGCTGCATCGCCAAGTGATACTCGCGGACCAAGATCAATCTCGACGCTATCGTTCGTTCCACCGGGATCGCCTGGGTAGGTGCCGGATGTGTCTCGTGCAGAGATGACAATTGTTGACGGACGTGATCGAGTGTTGAAAGGTGCAACTGCACCCTGTGGCGGTAGCCATCCGTGGACAACGTATCGCCCATGAGTGACGACATACTTGCTGATTGGCGTGTTGGTGTTGCCAAGTCCGCCGGTTGCGAGATCGTGCAGGAGGTCTTGTGTGAGATAGCCGGGGGCATCTGCACGTCCTCCGATGATGTATGGCTTCTGCACACCATTGACCAAGATCAGGTCAGAGTTGAACACCGTGAAGTTGACGTTGGTGAACGAGTTCGCTGTCCAGATCGGAACACCTGCGACACGTGCCATTTCGGTCGTGACGCCAGCGCCATCCGTGCGTGCAACACGCCCCGACTTCTGCACCGTGATGACATACCCAGCGAAGTAGGTGCAGTTCACAATGTCGCTGACATCGCCGCCAGGAGCCACAACCGCACGGAGACGAGTGCCAGGACGAACAGACAAAGTGCCGTCAAGATTGCGCTCAAGGTTGTCAAGCACCCGCGCAAACTTAGGCGACATGTTGAGGTCTGTGTCTGCGACATTCAATCCGCCCTCGAACGAGCGCACCGTGCTCGTGCGCAGTGACTCGCGAACTGCCTTGCTGACTGGTTGGCGACCCTTGGAGAGATACATGTCAGGGGATCGTCACTGGAATGAAGAAGTTGGATGACTGATCGATGTCGAGCACATCGGTTGGCAGTCGTGCATCGAGTGGGATCGACTGGTTGTTGAAGTTGGTAATGCACATCTGTCGCCGTCTGCGGATCAGCAACTCATACTTGGCGACTTGGCTGGGCAGCGTGCCGTCGTTGATGCAATACATCCATGCTGCGTCGAACATGAGCAACAGCGGATCAATGCCGAGACGCGTTGCGTTGGTGAATGGGAACGATGGGCGCTGGCGTGCACGAACTTGGATCGGGCCAACCGATGTCGATGGCAGCACACGGAATGGACGATGCGGAATGGTGAAGTCAGGTGTGATATACACCGGGGATGAAGCTGTGCTCGGTGTCTGTGCACTGCTCGTGAACGTCGATTGGTTGATCGTGTCAGGCAGTGACGACAACGGGATGTTGCTGCCGTTCGGCCACACGTATTGAATGTCACCGTATTCGTCGATTGCTGAGATCGGGCCGATCAAGTCCTGCGCCAACAAGCCCGTCGATTGATCGATTGCTACAGCAGGGAAGAACTGCATGTAGTCAGGCCACCACACTTCCTCAATCTCCATGAGGAATGAGTTCTGGATGT